CTGAAGAAGCATCAATAGCACTTAAGCCTTGAGCTCTAGATAACAATTCTTCAAATGTAATTGGCATTTTAACTCCTTGTAAATTCTAAATAGTGCCAGGCACCAAGTTCTCTTCTATAAAGTCTAAGTTTACCATCTGGTGTCTTGACTATTCTTTCTTCGCCATCATTGCCAGAATTGCTAGCTGGATAGCCTTTTTGTAGTTTTGTCTTAACTCCTTTAGAGTTGTATAAAAATCTTTTTTCTCTATCAATAGCCATTATGTTATCCTTTTGTATAATGGTCTGTACTCTACACCAACACTATGTATTTTGTGATCGCAGTTTCCATCTAAATCAAGCTGAACTTGAAAAGATGAAGCAAGAACTGGGCTACCTATATTAAATTTATCAACAGTAACTGCATCATTTGTATCACTTAAACTTCCTAGGTTAGCAGATGCTACTTTAGCACCAGAGTCATTTATATACTCAAACTTAACACCATTGCTATTTGCTTCTGTTGTAGAGTATTCTACTGTAACACCATATACTTTTTTAACAATATTTGGCAATCCAAAGTCATCATCTTTTAACTTGATATCAAAAGTTTGATGATTACTTGGCTCTCCATCATAAGAATGTATATTATTGTTATCTATTCCAATAGAAAGATTATTGTGTAAATCTGTTATTGGATTTGTTTTTATACTATCTGATATTAAAGTAGTTATTTTTGTAAAAGAATTAGCAATAAAACTATAAATATAAGCATCTCCATTATCACTTCCACTATTACTAGCACTTTTAATTACAACTAAATGTTTATGTGTAGGTTCATATGCTAACATTGTATCACTACCTATAAACGATGTCCACTCTGATTCAATTATTTTTGTTTGTAAATTAGTTATCCTGGATCCATCGTATATATACAATCCATTTTTATTTACCCAGCAAACACCTAACTCTGTTTTAACAACTGCAGAGTGAAAGTCTACACCCATATTATTATGTGTTGACTCTAAAAACCATTGGGTATCAGAGCCACCACCTATATTTATAATATATAAAGTTTTTTCTTTATACGCTAATAATCTATCAGCAAATGCTTCTAATTTTATAAACTCTTCTCCATCATTTACGCCTATGTCTAAAAAATTAAACGGCAAAAAAGTATCAAACTTATTTATCTCGCTATATCTAATAGTGTCTCCATTATTTTGAATAGTACCTTCTTCGTCTGTGTACCTTACATTTGCTATAAAAGCCCTTCTGTTTGAAACAACACTAGTTTGATATTTCTCTCCAGCCTCTCCAATGCTAATAAAAGGAGAGTCTTGACTGTAGCCATTTAAGGTATCATAAGTTTCTACATTAATACTAGAACTTCTAAATGTAGAATGTGCAAAAGCAGCACTTGCAAACTCAAGATCCCAATGAGTAAACGAGCCATCTATTGTAGGTTTAGTTCCTTCTACAAAATTTATTTCTCCAAAAAATATAAATGCACCATCCGTGTCTTGTCTTCTAAAATATATTCTACCACCTTTTACATTTGCAGCGTATCTAGCACTAGAATGATTTTCTGTAGCCATAACTGTACAGTCAACTACATCGTTATCACTAACAGTAAGCTCTCCACTTAAAATATAAGGTAAGGACTCTTGATCCCCATCGTATAAAAATGTAATTGCAAACTCATAAGTTCCAGCAACCCAAGTACCACCAAGACCACCTGAAGTAGCAAAATCTAAATTAAAACCAGTACCTCCAGGTGGATAAACACCATAAAGCTCACCTCCAGTAAATGTAGCTGAACCAGCTCCAGTAACCAAAACAGTAGTATTGGTTCTGCTTGAAATTGTATCTACAGATTGATCTGATCTATTAACAGCAAGATAAACACCACTATCAAGTTCTGTATCAGTTGATGCAGGAAAAGAGTCAGCAGTTCCAGACGTTAACGAAGTATCACTTCCACTAGATACACTAGCTCTCATTCCCTTGCTACAAAGACCTCTTGTTGGTTTACTTAGTTTTGAATCGAGGTCTGAAAATCCGTTAGCACCTCCATATCCTCCAGGAGTTTTATCTACACCAGAGGAGTCTTTCCATCTTTTTTCTGTTAAAAAATGCCCATACTTTCTAATAGTTGTAGATGTATTGTTAATGTTTGTATCACAAGCTCTTATTATCCCATCTGCAATATGATATATAACTTTTCCTTGATTAGTTCCAGTAACAGCTCCCAAATCAATAGCATCTGCAAAAGTATTTCCATGACCATCTGAGCGATCAACAACAACATTTGAGCCAGTATCTGGATCTGCATAAAAAGTAGATATTACAGATGTATTGCTATTAGCTTGATTATAATCAAATCTAGATTGAAATAATCCATATCCAGCACTATCTCCATTTAAGCTACCAACACTAGGTGCTTGATAGTCTTTACCACTACTAGTATTTTCAATAAATTTACCACAAGACTTAACTACACCAAACTCGTCTACAATAACATTGTCAGCTTGTGCTAACTCATTATCTTGTATAGACCTAGAGTTTGTTTTTGTATTAAGACCACCATCAAATCTACTATATGTTTTAAACTGTTTAGGCATTATTCCTTAATCTCAAAGTGAACTAAATCGTCAAAGTTATTATCTTTGGTTTGGGTGTCCATATCCCAGTCTCCACCCCATCTTATCTTGATTCCCATTTGGGAAGCAATTCCCAAAACATAACCAGCAAAGTAGTGAAACCTATCACGATCCCTCCAATCAATAGGATAGGGAGCGACATCAACAGCAACACTAGGGCTTTTATTATGTTTACCATTAGGGAATTTAACTTTGCTATTTCCTTTATTATATGCTTCATCTTGTTTTTTCTGACCTCTATGTCCCTCTATGATCGTACAATCAAAATGCTTTACAACTTCTTTAAAAAGTTTTATTAGTCTTTCATCACAAGTATTTAACCTTGATTTACTTCTTGTACTAAATCTAGGCATTACTTGTTTAAGACTTTTCCCATTACATCTTCAAATACATTGTAGATAGCAGCTATGACTTTCTCTTCTGTATCTTCATTAATAATAGGTATGTTAACATTCTTGTTTAGTTCGTCAATAATCTTTGCTTTGTTATCATCGTTAAACAAATATTCCATAATCATTTTTTGAATCATTATTTTCTCCTGATCTCATTATTTATTTTAATTACTAAATACACTAATGTAGCAAGTGAAACAGCCATCTGCAAAGTCATTGGCAAGTTTACCCACCAGACTCCAACTCCAACAATACCATTTGCGACTGTTTTAGTTGTATCAATCATTATGATTTACCATTCATCCTTCCCTTGATGTATGATAGGTCATCTGTTACATCATTTAGTTCAGATACAATGGCTTCTCTATGTCTTTGACTTGTATCATCTGACTTGTTCCACCTATCTAACATTTTTAAGACAATGCTCTCTACGTTACTCATTTTAGTTTCTAGTTTTGCATTAGCTTGTCTTATCAAATCTAAATCTTCGTTTTGAAGTTTTTGACTAGACATTAAATTTAAAACCATGTAACCAAATAGTATTATTACTACCCCTACAGCTCCATATTCTGCGTATGTTTCGAACATTATCTATCCTATCATTTATTCTTTATCTTCAGAATCCTTTTCTAAAGATGCTTTTAGTGCATCAATAAAAGCTTGTTTTCCAAAGTTAAGTTGTTGAAGATTAAAAGTAGATGAATTAATCTTTCTCTCTAAATCAGAAACATGATCTACCATGATCTTTTGCTCTTGAGTTAAATCATCTATTAAATATTCTTTCTCGTCTATTTTTAAAATAGCTTCTTTTTTTTGTTCTTTTGCCATTTTATCTCCTATTTTTCTATTATGCTAGAATCTCCTAGCGTTATTCTCATATTCATCATTAGCGAATCTAATTCAAACATAGATCTTACTAATTCTTCGTTCAGGTCTTCTTTGCTTTTACCAAAATAAAATTCGTCAGCACAGCTAACAAAAATAATCATCAGTAAACAAGCAGATAAGAATCCATAAAAAAATTTGTTAAACCTCTCAGTCATTCTTGCAACTGCAACAACAACAACATTCACAATTATTCACTATAATGCTTTTAAGTCTTTTTCTAATTCTTCTAAATTAGATAACTTTGATTCATAATCTGCAAGTTGAGATTTAACTTGTACTATTTCTCTTTCAACTTGTTTAATCTCAATTGGTTGTACATTATCATCCATTGCTTCACCAGTACTCGCATCATATTGTTTTTGAGTTTTAGTGATAACACCCGTATCTGCATCTTTAGCAAATGATATTTTGCCATTAGATTTAAGTGTTTTGTAATTTAAATATCTAAACATATTATTCTCCTAATTTATTTTCTAATTCTGTTACTTTTGCTGATAGTTCTTGAATTGCTTTTACCAATACTGGTATCATACTTATCATAGAAACTCTTTGTAAATCATTGTGTTCATTTATACCCCATGCTTCAAAACCATCACCAACGTCATCACCAGCTTTATCAATGGCTTCTTTTAATTCTTGAGCTATAAATCCATGAATTTTTTTGTTATTTCTCCATTGTTCCGTACTATCTTTTACATAATCGCTATGATATTCTGGTAAATCACCTTT